CTTGATATGAAAATGCTTCTCATGCTATCACTGATAGTAACACTCGGATGGGTGTCGCAGCAACAGGACTTATTTGTAGCCTCCGTAAGCGCGGTGATATTCGCACTATGCTTTTGGTTTTTAGGCGGCATAATACTAACGATAAACTACTCATGGAAGAAGTGGGAAAACAATAACTAACTAAAACTAAACAACATGAAACTAAAAGAAGTAATTGAAAAGGACTACGGGATTGTGGTCAACAACAAGGAAGAGTATGATAGACTTGCGAAGATACTTGATGAGAATGGGTTGAGGTGGAAAGATAATCAAAGGTACACAGAATATTCGCCGTCCTATTCATGGAGCTATGAAGAAGGAGCTCCTTTTATTGTATCTCCAAGTATTGGTAAATGGGATAATAGAATTAATGATTACATCGCCATCCCCCTATCCGACCTCGAAGAAGAAACCGAACTCGACCGCTTACGCCGTGAGAACGCTGAGTTGAAAGCCCAACTATCTCAGCAGCAACCGAAGTCAGTATATCCGAAGGTTGGGTATAAGTATTTTTATGTTATTAATAACGGTCTTGCTAGCTCTAGTACATGGTGTGACGACGATTACGACAAAGCCCGCCTCTCCATCGGAAACGTCCACCGCACTAAGGAAGATGCCGAAGCATGGTTCGAGCGCAAACAGCTAGAGCATAAGATGAATGAAGGCGGTAAGGTGCAGGTGTATCAACGATTTGAAGGGGTTTGGTGTTTTATTGAGGCTGATTTCCCATCTCACGGCTCTTTCTCATCTATGGCTTCCGCCCAATTCTTCCTCTCCGACCCTAAGAATATTGAGCTGCTAAATAAGCATTTGAGATGAAACGCATCCGCCCCGATAAACAAACCCTCATCCAAGCATACAAGGATAAAAAAACAGTCCTGCAACTATGCCTTGAATACAACGTAACCGACCCAACAATAAGGAACTGGTACAACTACCATAGAATACCATACTACCAAGGTTTGATGGGTCGGCCAAAGAAAGCCGTTAAGATGCCGATGGAACGTGTACGCGCGATTGCTTTAGACTTCCAACAGGGAATGTGCATGAGCGCGATCGCAAAGAAGTGGCATATTACGCCTGACCGTGTATATTCGTGCGTGTCTGCCATGCAGGTTACAGCACCGTTCAGCACACCGCACCGCGAGTTCAGTCCTAACGAAATGGACTACGGCACGATAGACTTCAACGCAAGGTATAAGTATGCGGATGTTAAGGGAGAGATGCCCACCCCCATCGGGTATAACTAGTCATTAAACGCACAAAAATCATCCCGTATGGGGCGTTAAAGGGGATAAGTTGTATATTGCGGCTAACGGTTTGCAGCTACACGCAGTTAAAAATAGCGTGGGCATCAGCAAGGGATTTTTAATTGCTTGTAGGTGCTGTTAGGCGATGCCCTTTCACGAATTTGATTAGTAACAATTTAAAATAATAACACAATGACAGAACAACAACTTATTGATGAAGGCTACAAAGACGGCAAAAAGTCTTTTGATTTTTATGTAAAAGAATTTGGAGAAAATTTCAAGTTTGATAAAGTTCATAAAGCTATGACTGCACTTAATTGGTGTTGGTCATTTGGTAAAGATGAATCAGGTCAAGAACGAAAAGGAGTTCCAGATATTAATACATTGAAAAATAAAGCGTATGGTCTTTTAAAAGAGGCTTACGATGAAAACAAACAAATTTCAACTGCTGGATTTACTGCTGGTTGGGATAATGGCGAACTTTTCTTAGTGTTCAACTTGGAGGAGTGGTCGGTTTAGGGTTTCGCCTAACGTCCGCGGATATGGGAAGGACGAGGAACGAGTCTTTCCTATATCCGTTGTTAGGTGTCTGTTAAGTTTTTAAAAAAATTGGCGATTTTTCGCAGAAAAATAAAATACTATGAATATATTAGAACAAGCAAACGAGATAGTAAATAAGCGTTCAGAAGAAAAAGAACGCATGTACGGCAACTTTGATGATAGCATGGATAAAGCTGCAGAGTTGTTTAATTCAATGACAGGATTAAAATTAACTGCAATAGAGATGTTTAAAGCGCTAATAGCATTGAAACTATCAAGAGAATCATTTAACCACAAAGAAGATAACCTTCTTGATGCTGTGGCTTACATTGGAGCACTTAACAATTATATAAACAATAAAAACAAATCAAAATGAAAAACAAATTAGAAGTAGGAATGAAAGTTAAATTTATTCCAAAAGGACAAAAAGAAACTATCGAAGGAGAAGTTTTAAAATTGTTCATTGGAACAGATAAAAAAGAATACTGCAAAATCAAAACTGAAACAAAAACCTACTCAAAACAAATAAACTCATTAATATGGAACTAAAAAATGAATTTCAACCGATAAGAGATTGGGCAGAACAAAAAGGAATATTTCAAAAAGGAGATACGAAAACTCAATGTATTAAACTTTTTGAAGAAGCAGGGGAACTTTCAAAAGCTATATTAAAAAATGATGAACCTGAATTTATCGATGCAGTTGGAGATTGTGTAGTTGTCCTTACAAACTTAGCAAAGTTGAAAGGTTATAACATAGAAGATTGCATAAATTCTGCTTATACTGTTATTGCAAAAAGAACAGGTAAAATGGAAAATGGAACTTTTGTAAAAGAACAATTATGAGATTTAATAAAGCGCAAGAAGCATTTGAATTTTTCTATGATAAAATCACACGAGAAGGGAGTAAACTTGATAATACAAAGTTTGTTCAAAATGTGGGATTTTATATAGACAATCCACTTGATAATCAAATTAATACGTCATTTAGAAAGTGGAAAAATTCTTATGCGGATTTAGAATGGGAATGGTATTTATCAAAAAATAGAGATGTTTCTGAGATAAAGAAACATGCTAAAATTTGGGATAAAATGCATAATGGTGACAATTTAGTTAATTCTAACTATGGTTATCAATGGAGTAGAAGTAATCAATTAGACTTTATTATTGATGAATTAACTAAAAATCCCAATTCCAGGCGTGCTGTATTGTCTATTTACGATGGAAAAGAGCATGAGAAGCATTCTTTTGATACTCCTTGCACTTTAAATATCGTTTTCAATATAACTAATGCCAAATTGAATATGACCGTTCTAATGCGCTCTAATGACTTATGGTATGGGTTTTGTAATGACCAGTATTGTTTTAGTAAGTTACAAGAGTTAGTTTCTTTAAAATTAGCGTTAAAAGTAGGTTGGTATTATCACTTTGTAAACAACTTACACTTATACGAGCAACATATTACTGCTTCATGGAAGCAGACCGCCAATTTTTAAAAAACTTAATTGCACCTAACTCCCCGCTAAGTCTCACTCAGTCATACATAACATTCCAATACAGTTATTATGGATGATAAATGGCTACCTAAACCAAAGCACCACAAGCACTAGTACCAAGAACGTATAAACCCACCAAGGCACGGATGTTGATTCTTTCACTTCAATAATGCGCACGGGTACTTTGCGTTCTAGGACTACTGTATCACCTGCGCATTTACCGTACACGTAGATAGAGTCCTGATGGCGTATAACCTGCACGGTTAGCCTATCGCGGTTGACAATGAATGTGTCGTAAGTATTCATTACCTGCATGGTGTCAATACTAACGCTTTGCGTTATTACCGTGTCAATGATTTTAACGCTATCTACGCGCACCAATTCTGGGTGATTGCGGATTAATCGCTCTAGTCTCTTTTGAGGCGTGCAGGAGGCTAGGAGTAGTAATAGGATTATGTATCTCATTTGCGTCTAAGGTCAATAATATTCTGCACAGTAATAATCCCCAACAGCAGCAACACAAAACACAGGTCGATTAAGACTATATCAACCACTACGGTTGTATCAACAAACCGATAGTGCAGGTACACTACGCAAGTCATTAACACGAACGCGGATAACTTACGCGCTGAGAACCCCTGCGGCGAGTTCTCGAATGACTTTATCAATGAGTTCAATAGTTCTTTCATCCTAGTATGTTTACAAATGTGGCAAACCCAACTCCGCGTGTTCGCTTATACACTCCGCCTCCGTTAGATTGACTGCCGTTATTATTAGGCGAGGTGTTGCCCTCTATGCACTCGAATGTAGTCTTTGTTACCCAACGCACGAATATTCCCGTATGGTCGTGCTTACCGTCGTGATTCCAATCGAATAGAACTATGTCACCTTCCTTCGGTGTTGTAGTTATCCATCCATTCTGCTTGGCGCGGTGGTACATGGTCGGAACGTAGTGAAACCCTTCGTCGGTGTCAATCTTAGGTAGTGAGTGTCCCGCAAAATGATAGCAATAGGACACGAACTGAGCGCACCATGCCACATTGTTCATGCCGTACCATTCACCGAATTGGTTCTTGTTGTTCGCTCCTTCGGTATAACCGATGTGCGATGATGCAACGTTTATTATATCACTTCTCATGCTTAGGATGTTGAAGGTATAATGTTAGGTGATGGATAGCCTTTTGAATGTCTTCAACTGGCGTTTGATGCTTGCGGTTAGCGCGGAGAATGTATTCAACTGCTGAGGCGAGGTTATGGTTTTGGTCAAGTTCAAAGTCTATCAGAACGTCCTGCGCTGTGACCCCCTTGTACTTCCCGATATAGTATTCAGGTGTCTTCATCGTCTAGTTGTTTTGCGTTTAGATCGCGTCAGCACTTTGTTGTTAAGTACGATTAACGCTTGAAGCATTTTCTGTTCTACTTCGGCACAGGCGTTTTCTATGTCATATATCGGCATGGGTGATTCAAAGCAATCGCCATGAATATCCCACACGTATGTACCACCTTCAGGGTCTTTAACATTGACCTGTGCGAGTTTGGCAATGGCGAAGATGCTCCACCGTTGCAGCACGATGCCACCTTTATCGTCTAGCAGTTTTAGTCCTATTCTCATTTTTCATCTTATTATACGTTGATTCAGGAACACTCCATGATGTACCGCACGACTGGCAGCGAAGCACTACCTTAACACCTGCTGATACGGTCATGCGCCTGTCTTGCAGATGCACGTGGTCGCTTCCACATTCAGGGCAATCTGTTCGGTCTTGTGATACGCGGGTAACAGGCTTAAGATACGGCTGCATTACTTTGTGCACTCGTTCGAGTTCTAACACGTCTTTTTTACAATAGGTCACCATGTCACGCATTGCGCGTTTATTGCCTTTGAGGGTGATGTCTAACCACCATTGAAATTCTGTTTTCAGTTTCCCATGTCCGCCTGTGAATTTGCTGATGTAGTCTAAGCGGTTTGAGTTGAATTTAAACTGACCGCGTGACACCTTAAGAGTATCGACGATAGGTAAGGAGTGCGGGAATTTAACGCGATGGAATAACGCCCGTGTACGAATCCAAGGCAGGTCGAAACGCGCACCGTTATGCGCGATGATTTCAGTTGCGCTGCCGCAAATCTTAGCTAAAGTTTTGACTAGTTCTTTGTCGGACTTGTTGTTATCCCACGTAGCTGAATAGATTTTTGATTGACCTTCCCACTTCCAACACGCGCAGATGATAGCACGTTCTTGGACGATGTTCTCATAGCCGATGGAAACCTTATGGCCTGTCTGCCAAAACACGCCTATATTCGGTGATACTTC